GAACAACCTTGTCTGTGCTATACAGCTTAGATCCTAAGAACTCCGCCATTTCTTTGTATTTGTTTAGCTTGAAGGATGCAATACCCATCATTTCCTTCACGTCTTCTGCTCGAAATTCTTTTGTATGATTTAATTTTACGACATTCTTATCGTGCTGACTCAGGGAGAAGGCCAACGTGTTATCACATACGACTCTGATCGGAGTGAACCGTACATCAATAGCTCGCCCGAATTTGTGAGGGTTTGTGAAGAGAAGATAAGACTCTACTTTATCACCACCAAATAGCTCAAAGCTATCGTCCACCTTCGCCAAAGCAAATACAATTTGACCGCCCCTTAGTGAACCAGCAGTATGCATTTGCATGCCACCGCCCTCTCGAATGAACTCATCGAAGAAAGAGAATGCTGTACTATTTTGAACTGGGTTCCAGTCTTTCCCGACTATGTCAAGAACTTTATTGTCAGAAGATCTGACTAGTCCTTTTTTATCTGGGATAGGATGGCCTGCTGATGTCACCAGATCCTCTTTATGAACAGTCCAATCTAAACCAGCGACTTGCATCATTTCGGCTGGTAGTAAATCGTTGCCTACAGATGTACCCAAGCCGTGCCAAGGCTTCTCGCCTGCATAGGCCATTTGAAATGCACCGTTGATCTCTTCAATTTCATGGCTCATATATTTTTCCTAAATTATTTATAGTTAGTTAGTTGCTCTGTATTCTACATACTTAATGAAGTATTCTTTGAACTCATCCATCAATTTTGAATCTAATTGCCTTTGAGCTTCATCGCCCCAATGCCTGGGAGGGAGGCGGGAACCTGTCTCTAAGACGCTAGACTCGGTAAAGCTAAGGAAATCTTCAAAGACATTGGGAGCTTTGCAGGCCCAATGATTACCCCATAACTGTCCCCAAAGTTCTTCCATTGTGTCTCGAAAGGTACACGTACCTAGCATTATCTCAGCGTGTAAATCTAAATCAGTCATTATCAAATACCTCGCCTTGACACTCTTGGCAGAGTCCTGAAATACTATATTCACGGCGGCTCAATTTATTCAAAAAAGAAATTGCACGTCCACCACAACACGTACATATTTGATTCTTAATAGCAGTAGTACGGCCAAAGAATACCTCAAAAAATTCTGAGAGTTCAGTAGACTTTACACTAGGTTCCACAGTCATAATCATTTTCCCTGTTTTAAATTAAATGCCCGGTTACATGCATCCGGTGACCAACTTGTGCAACGGCGTAGATGTACATCCATTCGCCGTGTGGCCTGTTTATTCAATCATCTTATCTCACGCGAGTACATCGCAGTCAATAGTTTCTATTCCATTTACATCCCTTAGTTTACGAATTCCACACGGTCGAGATCTCTGCTTTTTAAAATAGAGTGATCGCTTGCCAAAATGAAAGCCAACATAGCATTCGCCATTCGACAGTTCATAACGATTACGTTGGGTCCGTTTTCTGTACATAGTCTGCATTTTAAATTACTCTTCCTTGGTTGGTTGGTTGGTGTGACACATACCTTAACACATGTCAAAGGGCGCTGTCAAGCGCATCAACTAACTTTATGTACACATACTGTGATTACCTCGCTATATTATTTATCTTAAATATATTTCTTGACATCTTTAGAGAGACATGATAGACTCAAGTCTCTTTAAAGACCTTAGTAGATAGTTATTATCCTTTTCTTTTTAAATATATATTTATTAATTGATTGCTACCATGTTAGCTTTAAAGACCTTAGTAGATAGTTATTATCCTTTTCTTTTTAAATATATATTTATTAATTGATTGCTACCATGTTAGCTTTAAAGACCTTAGTAGAAGATAGTCACTTGTTGTAAGCTCTTTGAACAATCTTATTGAATATTCGTCGGATGCAATAGCCTCTTGCAAACGCGAAGCAGGCAATCACTAATCCCATACCAGCGTTCTCTAGTAGCCTGATCTGGTAACCCAATGCGTGTAATAATATGTACACTAACAGCAGATTTATAGCATACCCTACAATAACATTAACCAAGCTCTCGCTTGCGTGTAAATATCTAGCTCTAATTTTTGTAGACATGAGTAGACCTTTTTAGTTCGTTGTTGTTATTCATTTCTTGTGCTCTATTTTTTCTTGGGGACAAGAATCTATATATACATTATAGGTTTTCCACCAGGGAGCCTCAGCAAGCGCATATAACTCCGCTGCAATTTTATCGTCCTGTATGACACCTCGTCCTTTCTCGTACATCCCACCCAGTTTTAACTGGGCCAATGTGTTTCCTTGTTCAGCCGCAAGGGTGTACCACTTCAGTGCAGCCTTATCGTCCTGTATGACACCTCGTCCGAGGTCGTACATCCAGCCCAGATTATACTGGGCAGAGTCCTGCGCTTGTTCAGCCGCAAGGGTGTACCACTTCAGTGCAGCCTTATCGTCCTGTATGACACCTCGTCCGCTGTCGTACATCACACCCAGACCGAACTGGGCATCTGCATGCCCTTGTTCAGCCGCAAGGGTGTACCACTTCAGGGCAGTCTTATGGTCCTGTGGGACACCGTCTCCGTTGCGGTACATCACACCCAGATTGTATTGAACAATTGCATGCTCTTGATTGTTGTTTTCAATTTCTACCGTCAAATCGACACGCATTGCCAATGCAATAGCTTCCGCATCAGTAAAACCGATATCCTTAAAGACGTTGCCTTTCGTTATCTTTCTTTTCATCTCTTACTTTCTCACTCTTGATTGCTGTTATTCATTTCTTGTGCTCTATTTTTTCTTGGCGGGACAAGAACCTATATATACCTTATAGGATGTTGTCCCCGTAGTGGTTCTCCTTATGGTCCGTTAACCGAACAAGAAGCTATATATACCTTATAGGATGTTGTTCGGTTAGTGGGCCATTGAGGCCACAAAATACTGAATATATTAAGTTTACGTTTCATTGTTATCCTGTTAGGTATTCAAAATGTACTGACGATACATGCTCGCCATCTCGCCATCTATTAGGCTCTTTCTTGGCTATCAAATCGCACCAGCTATTCCATAACCAACTGCATCGCCTTTGCGAACATGCATCAACGTATGTTTCAATACGTTTCTGCTTTGTTACATCGCTTGCCTTCTTGTCCAAGGTTAGCACTGTTGCAGGGATTGACAATCGTCGTAGGTTGTGAACGTCAATACAACCTACGCAGCCTGCGAATAGTTGACAACAGAAACCAGCCTTCGCCAATCCTAAACCCGGTACTTGCAGGAACACATTCATAAGTGCAAGAGATCTCTTTTTACCTGTGAATTCCAAGCACTCAATAGCTTCGTAGTATAGTTGCTCACCATTTGTAGCAAGCCAAAGGAGTGTCTTCCTTTTATTTCCCCAAACAAATCGAGAACCTAGACCCTTGTCTTTATAGTCATACATCTGCACGCCCACGTTATGCCAAGGCTGCTGGATGGATAGTACTGCCATCATAATCATACGGACTAGGTTTTCCCAGCCTTCCTGAGCATATCTATTGATAAGCGGGTTATGCTGGGCGAATGGATTGCTAGATTTTTTCGCCGCCTTTGATAGTTTTAGCATACTTTTAATTATCCTTCTTCCAAAGCTGTGAAATGTTCGCAAGGTAGCCGCCAAATAATACAACCGCTACAACCACTATAATAATTATAATTACTAGCATTCGTGCATCCCCCTGGTCAGCAGCTTACCGGAGTCCAGAACTGGTCAGCGGCTTGCCGTAGCTCAAAAAGTATTTCCGAAAGCTCCTCGTCTTCGTTGAGCGCATACTCAAACCATTCTGTGTAGTCCTCAAAAGCTAGAAAATTAATTTCTACTTGATCTGCTTGGGATCGTTTCATTATCAATTCCTTTTTACTTAGTTACTCTTAGTAGGTTACGTTAAAAAAAGCGGGGGCGCAATAGAAATAACCCATTTCTTTTACGCTTAAGGTGTCAACATCCTATAAGTATCCTATAGGATGCTGACACCATAGTGGGCCTTAACCGGACAACATCCTATAAGGTATATATAGGTTGTCGTCCGTTTAGTGGACCTATTGAGGCCGTGGCGCTTCACGCCGTAAGTCAGCACAGCTTCCGCTGGTTGTAGAAAAGCACCCACCCACCACGCCATCCGACCGTTCAGTTAGCAATGCCTGGTCGGTCACTTCCGCGTCGCCCTCCAGAATATACGTTTCCTCACTGCGTTTAGACCTTGGTAGTGCAGCGAATCCAAACCTGTCAGCGGCCTCGACCATCTCGGCGTAAGTTAAGCCTTCCTCTCGACCACCGCCATCGCGCCACCAGATCGTGTACGTAGTAAAGGCGTGATCAAACGCCGTGAGTGCTGCTGTACGTTCGCTATCTGTCATTGTCTACTCCTCTTCTGTGTAAAACCAAAAAAACCCCACAAGAATGCGGGGTTGATTGGGTGCGTTGTGGTTTAAATAATTATTTATTTAATGCTTCTGCGCTTGGTGCTACTGTCTTAGCTAACAGACTAGGCCACTTTCTTGACTTCGTATACTTCCGAGACGATCACAAGTACTTCATCTATGCTTAGTTTGCCGCTGCGCTTAACTAGGTAGTTGCGCAATTTCTCGGTATCGGTAAACGTAGGCGCATCTTCTTCGCTTTCGTATTCCCAAAATCGGCAATGGTCTACCGGCAGTGCTTGCAAGTCTGATGAGCCTTTATTTTTGTTGTATACCTTATCGGTCATATCCCATGAAAGGCCAGTGTGCCTTTCGATGAACACATCAAGGTTCTTTACGGTCAACCCTTTCGGTCTGCACACCATAACTGGTAGTGCATTGCGTAGCGCCGTAGCCGGTGTACCATTGCCGTGCGCTTCTACCTGGTTAAATACAAACGCAGCCGCGTCAGCAAAGAAGCTCCTTTGGTTTGCGTCCCGCCTGATCCCGCCACGAAGCTTGCTGCTGAATTCTTCGGTTGTTTTTATACTCGTATGAATCATGGTATTGCTCTCTTTTTTTCTAGGTTAATGATGCTCAGGATAGAGAACACTTAAAAAATGTTCTCTACATTAAACACATAAAACCCCGGCACAGCCAAACCCGTGCAGCGTTCAAGCGTGAAGCCTAACGCATTCTTGATTCGCCATGCCGCAGATATTATGGAGTAGAATTATAACCAGAGCTTCATCATGGTTTTGGTCTTATTTGCGTACGCAGTGATAGAGCCTACTTGTCGTGCGGATTCCTTGTAAGGTATCAGACTCGGCGCACTCGTACCCGCTTTGTCCTTCAGCCAGCCGCCACCCATCCGGCTTCACTCTTTCCTGCAAGTAATAAATACTCGCTTCGAGAGGTGCGCCATCCGGCCCTGACCTAGTTGGTTCGCTCTGGGGGGGATTTGCTCCGCATGCCCGTCACCAACAACACCAATATTATAGTACCTATCAGGAATAAGATACACTCAATAATGGAGAGGTAGTGGAGATACCATATTTGTCTTTCTATAAAACCAAAAAACCCCACAATCGTGCGGGGTTCGTTGGATGCGTTGTGGGTTAGGTTTAATAAGTGTTCGGTTCCGCTATGGCATATAATTTGGCTACTTTGTCCGCAAGACCTAGCGCATCGTTGCGATAATGGCGCACAACGGACGAGCTTCCCCAATAGCCCTCGACCTGCGCCGTGACCGTGTTTATCCAGATATTAGGTCCGCCAAAAGACACAAGGATTCTTGCGCCCTTTAGCGTCTTATCGTCATGGAGCACCCAGTCATAATCGAGGGCGCTAGATAGGTAGTCCCATCCACAGCACTCACCGATAGCATCATCGTAGTCACCAGTTTCGACTATTTCAACTATGTGCTGTACATGTTCGTCTAGCATTTCTTGGTCGGTTTGCTTGGTCATGGTTGGCTCTTTCCTGTTTTGTGTGTCACTAGTCTAACACACCTAAAACCAAAAACCCCACAATTAAGCGGGGTTGATTGGGTGCGTTGTGGTTAATAATTATTTCACTTTTGATATAAGGCCATCGCTCATGGTGACAACGGCGAAGAATTCGCGCCCGTAGGGATCTGCGCCCGTCAGCTCGCCGTCCGCTCGATATTCAGCAGCACCACCAAGCATGCTGTTCGTCGTATGTTGCGTAAAAGCCAGCGGCTGACCTATTGCTGCTGCCAACTCTTCCTTGGATTTATAGTCAAAAATAATCATAAGTAGTGTGCTTTTCCTGTTTTGTGTGCAGCTAGTCTAACATCTTTTTGTGGGAATCTTCACGCTATTTCTCTGGAGATTTAAAAAACTAACTAGAGCGCTGTTTTCTAAAGACTTCCTAGAGCTTTGAAGATATCTCAACCCACTAAAGTCTATAACGTTCCTTTGTAAACTCCAGACCAGTAAGCACTCGGAAGGTCTTCGCAGATCTTTGAAGATCTTTGGCGGCGTCGGATCTTTGTAGATCTTCGAAGATCTTTTGCAGCGAATCTTCGTAGCTCTTCGAAGTTTTCTAGTTTTGTGGGGCTGTGACTAACTACCTAGATCTGTGGTGTCTTGTGTGGCTGTAACTAACTGCCTAGATCTGTGGTGTCTTGTGCGGGAATCTTTGAAGGGCTTTGGAGGGGTAGGCAGGAGGCCATGGCCCTCGTGGGGGGGATATACTACTTCACATACAATTTAAGGAGATTTCAAAGTGTCAACTAGGTTTTAGTGCGAGCTTTAAAGTCCTTTAGTAGGGACTAACGCGAGTGTCAACTAGGTTTTAGTGCGAGCTTTAAAGTCCTTAGTATACTTAGTAGGACTATTAAATATCTCTACTAATATTAATATATATATCTAGTATGACCCCGGTAGGTCATATAACAGTATACAGCTCAGTTTATGATTTGTCAAGTTAAACCTTGACAAAACCCCAGTCGAGGTGTATACTACTAAAACAATGGATAAAAAAGAATTAACATTAAAACAAAAAGGGTTTCTTGACCACTTAATTGAAACAGGAGGTGATCCTAAGAAGGCAGCCGAATTAGCTGGGTATGCTCCGAATACACACTGGCAGGTCACAAAAGCATTAAAAACTGAAATTATAGACTTGGCCTCGAATATCTTAGCACAGTCAGCACCTAAAGCTGCTATAAAACTTGTAGATATAATGGACTCAGATAAGCCTATTCCGCAAGCAAACATGCGTTTACAGGCCGCTCAAACTATTTTAGATCGTATAGGTCTAGGGAAAGCGGATCGCCTTGATGTTAGCCATGAAGTTAAGGGAGGTATTTTTATATTACCTGCAAAAGAGGAGCTGATTATTGAGGCGTAAATTAAGTAGTACAATTCCTTTCGGATACAAGGTTTCTGACGAAGAGCCTGCTTCCTGGTTAGAGGAGATTCCTGAGCAACTAGAAGCCTTAGAAGACATAAAAGAGCTACTACGGCTAAAGGCTCTCTCTTTAAGAGAGGGTAGTATGTGGTTAGAACATAGAACAGGTCGTAAATTAAGTCATCAAGGTCTAAAAAAGATGCTGGACATGGAACCTTCAGAAGAAACTTCGTAATGGATGAAATTGGAGGTGAAGCCGACTGGGTACTTAACCCTCAGAAGTACTTACAAGATTCTGAAGGACACTTTGTACTAAAGAAAGATGGGACACCTAAAAAGAAAGGTGGTCGTCCAAAAGGGGCTAAGTCAAGAGGGTATAATTTTCATTCGGCAACTAAAGCTAAGATAGCTGCTCGGAAGGCAGTTCGCACGAAAGAAAAGAAAATAGAGCGCACAAAAGCTAAATTAAGTAACTACCGAGAGTCTTTAAGTAATTCAAAGACTACATTAAATAAATTAGACAACAAAGGTTCTTCAAGGGTAGTAACAGAAGACAATATCGAAAGGCTTCCGACTCAATTAAAAAAAGAAGTTAAAGAAAATATCCTATTTGTACCCAACGAAGGGCCACAGACAGAGTTTTTAGCGTCAGCAGAGAAAGATGTGCTCTATGGTGGAGCAGCAGGCGGCGGTAAATCCTATGCTATGCTAGTTGATCCGCTGCGCTTCTGTCATCGATCTGCTCATAGAGCGTTAATACTACGACGCACCATGCCAGAATTAAGAGAACTGATAGATAAGTCAAGGGAATTGTACCCAAAAGCCTTCCCAGGGACTAAGTTCAGGGAAGTCGAGAAGGTCTGGAACTTCCCCTCTGGAGCAAAAATAGAATTTGGATTCCTTGAAAGAGATGCAGATGTCTATAGATATCAAGGTCAGTCCTATTCGTGGATTGGCTTTGATGAAATTACGCATCTACCAACAGAGTTTGGCTGGAATTACTTGTCATCACGATTACGTACAATTGATTCTGAAATAACGCCATACTTACGATGTACGGCTAACCCTGGAGGTGTTGGAGCGCATTGGGTTAAGAAACGCTATGTCGATCCTAATCCCCCAAATAGTACTTTCAAGGGCGGAGACGGCCTGACTCGTAAGTTTATCCCGGCACGTTTGGATGATAATCCTTATCTTGCAAAAGATGGACGTTACGAAGAGATGTTGAAAGCCTTGCCTCCTGTACAACGCAGACAGCTCTTGGAAGGGAATTGGGATATTACGGAGGGAGCAGCATTCACAGAGTTTGATGTAGATTCTCATGTCATAACCCCCTTTGCTATCCCTATTGGATGGGAGCGCATTAAGGGTATTGACTATGGCTATGCTTCTGAGAGTGCTTGTGTATGGGGAACAGTAGACTCTTCCGATGGAACTCTTATTATATACCGGGAGTTATATCGGAAGAATTTGACTGGGGTTGATTTAGGTGAGATGCTCACTCAAATGGAACTCGAAGATCCTTTTAGTGTCCAAGGCGTATTAGATACCTCGGCTTGGGCAAGGACAGGGACAACCGGCCCAACAGTAGGAGAAGCTCTGCAAAAATCAGGGCATAAACTACGAAGAGCCGACAAGAATAGAATACAGGGAAAGATCCAAATTCATGAATACTTAAAGCTACAGCAAAGCGGTAGGCCACGTTTACAAATATTTAATAGCTGCCCCAACCTGATACGCGAGCTTCAAAGTATCCCCTTGGATAAGAAGAACCCTGAAGATGTAAATACTCATGCGCCAGATCATGCGTACGATGCTTTACGATATTTAATTATGTCTAGGCCAAAGATTAATGATCCGCTAAGTCAATTACGATTTATGAGGATGGAGCAAGCCTATACGCCCTCTGATGTAGAGTTTGGATACTAATGGAAAAAACGATAGCTCCTAATCAGAATGCCTGCTACTTTCTAACTATCACGAGAGATGTTTTTTAAATATGTCAGAAAATAATTTTATAGAAAATGCCAACAACATTTATTTTGATGATGTTGAGGGAGAAGAAGGTAAAGCTTTGTCACTTGACGAAACTCTTCGTAATAAATTTGTATCTCTGCTTCAAGATAGATATTCAGCAGCAGGAGACGCACGTTCTCAAGATGAGGGACGATGGATTACAGGCTATCATAATTACCGTGGCCTATATCCTAAAAATGTTAAATTCAGAGAATCAGAAAAATCTAAAGTTTTTGTTAAAATAACGAAGACAAAAGTGCTCGCTGCCTTTGGTCAATTAGTTGATGTTATATTTGGGGCCAGTAAGTTCCCAATAGGCATTTCCGAAACTAGAATTTCTGAAGGCGTTGCTCAACACGCTCACTTAGACACTACAAATCCTGTCCCTGGGATTGAAACTACAGCAGCAAGAAGTAGCAAAGAAGATGAAGAGCCACAGGAGGAGGAGGAGGAGAAGCCCTTTGATGTCGGATACGAAGGTGACGGGAAAGTACTCAGACCAGGCGCAACCTTTGGCCCAGGGAAGTTCGATACCGAACCCCTTGAAAAGGAAGCAGATGAAGCAGGGCTGTTGCGGCAAGGGCTGTTGCCTACACCGCAAACGATGGAAATCAACCCCGCACAAAAAGCATCACGAAGGATGGAAAAATTAATCCATGATCAAATTGAAGAATCTAATGGTTCATCCGAAATTCGTAATGCTTTATTTGAGTCTGCTTTATTCGGCACTGGTATCGTAAAAGGACCATTTAATTTTAATAAAACTTTAAATAGGTGGGATGAAAATGAAGACACGGGAGAAAGAGAATATAAGCCTGTAGATGTTCGTGTTCCTCGTATTGAGTTTGTCAGTATTTGGGATTTCTTTCCAGATCCAAATGCCACCAATATAGCCGAGTGCGAATATATATTCCATAGGCATAAACTTAACAGATCACAAGTACGAGCCTTAGCAAGGCTACCATACTTCGACAAGGATGCCATCAGGACTTGTTTATCAATGGGGTCAAACTATGTTCAGAAAGACTATGAACAGGAACTCAAGGATGATCAAAGAGGACAAGAATATGGATCTGGACAATTTGAGGTACTAGAGTATTGGGGTATTATGGATGCTGAGTACGCTCGTGAAGTCGGTATGGAACTTAGTGATGAGATAGATGATTTAGATGAAGTACAAATTAATGCGTGGGTATGCAATGGTCAACTTTTACGCGCTGTAGTAAACCCTTTCACACCGCATAGATTACCGTATCACTCTTTCTCATACGAAAAGAATCCTTATAGCTTCTTTGGTATAGGCGTAGCTGAGAATATGGATGACTCACAGAAGATTATGAATGGGCATGCACGAATGGCTATTGATAATCTTGCGTTATCAGGGTCGCTTGTATTTGATGTAGATGAGTCAGCACTCGTGGGCGGACAATCTATGGAAATATATCCTGGGAAAGTCTTCAGGCGGCAAGCAGGAATGCCTGGAACCGCTATTAATGGTATAAAGTTTCCTAATACATCACACGAAAATATGATGATGTTCGATAAATTTAGACAACTTGCAGACGAGCAAACAGGCATCCCTAGTTATAGTCATGGTCAAACCGGCGTACAAAGTATGACAAGGACAGCTTCAGGCATGTCCATGTTACTCGGAGCAGCCTCTTTAAATATTAAAACTGTCATAAAGAATCTAGATGATTTCTTACTAAAACCTCTTGGAGAAGCATACTTTCAATGGAACATGCAATTCTTAGAAGATAAAATTGGTGCTGTAGGAGATCTAGAAGTTAAAGCAACAGGCACAAATAGCTTGATGCAGAAAGAAGTACGAAGTCAAAGGCTCACTACATTCTTGCAGACTGTGCAGAATCCAGCCGTAGCTCCGTTTGTTAAAATTAGTAAGCTTATTAGTGAACTCGCCTATAGCCTTGATCTTGATCCTGATGAGTTACTCAATGATCCTGATGAAGCAGCTATCATGGCCCAAATTATAGGAATGCAAAATGCTGGACAAAATACAGGCCAAGAAGCTGGCCCCCCTGGTCAACAGCCCCCAGCTATGGGAGGCCCTGGCGGAGCACCTGGAGGGCCTGAAGGTGCTGGAGTTACAGGTACTGGCGGTGGCATCGTCGGAACTGGAAATGTTCCGCAGCCAGGGGAAAGTGAATTTTCTGGTGCGGTTAGGGCAGTTGAAGGGTGAAGTTAGAGAAGCTTTAGAAAGAGAGGAGGAAGAATAATATGCCAATACCACTTATAATACCAGTATTATCTGCTATAGGAAGAGCTGTTTTAACTAAAGGAGCACAATCATCTATAAAAAGATATGGGCGTGAAGCAGTTAAGAAAGCTGAGAAAGAAATAAAAAAGAGGGATAGTCTTATAAAGAGCAAGGCCAAGAGTGCTACACATGCTGCTGATAAAAGTAAAGATACAATAAGAGCATCTAGTCGAGAAGGTAAGTTAAGAAGTGAAAGAGGACAACGATTGGGGAAGGAGTGGAATAAACAAAAGGATGAGGCTGATATTTTTCGAGAGCCTTCTCCTGAAAAACCTTTAAGGCTTGCTCAAGGTGGAGCATTACTGGTTCCTCCTGAAATGGAAGGAATATCTGATGATATGCCTATACAAGGGGATATCCCTGAAGATGCTTATACGCCCGAAGATCAAATTAATGCTGAAGCTTTACAGCTTCCTGATGATGAGATGGAAGGTGATTTTGTTGATTATGTTTTAGATGAAGCTCTCGAAGAAGAGGAACAAAGTTACTTAATGGGCGCTCTAGAAGCAGACCCACGTTTAAGTGAAATATTTGATAAGGTCGTTCAAACGGCCTCAGAATTTACTGGTGAAGGGACCGTAGAAGGCCCTGGAACTGGTGTTTCAGACTCGATACCGGCTAGATTGTCGGATGGAGAGTTTGTAATATCGCAGAATGCTACCGAACAGATAGGTGCAGATAACCTGCAATCCCTTATGGATGACGCAGAACGTGCCTATGATGGTGGAGTACAGCGAATGGAATATGCATTTGGTGGAGCAGTCTCTGAAGAAGAGCGACTACTCAACAATAGTAGGGATGAAGAGATTAAGAAATCTATGCTCTCTGCTAATCGTATGCCAAGTGTTGGTAGATAGAGCTACCCGAAAGGCCCTCTATCATTTAAATTGTAACGGCTACCTTGAAGTAGGCAAGCCCCAACGATAGTTCTAGGCCAAAGAACTTATTCGTCTGGCTACCTTGTACGAGACAAGCCCCGTGAAGGAGAAGTGATGTGTCAGAAGTAGAAGAGAATTTAGTAGAACCAGAAGCGAATATGTATAATGCAAAGAAGCCTTGGCATCAGCCAGACGGCGCTCAGACGCAAAGTGCAGATTCATTATTTTACGAAGGTCAGGCTACCCCGCAAGCGGCCCCTGAAGAAGAGCAAACAGAAGCTCCTAAACGTAAAAGGACCAATTATAAAAAAAGATACGATGATCTAAAGAAGCATTATGATGATAAGGTTTCTTCGTTTAAACAACGAGAACAAGAATTCTTAGCAGACGCTAGGGCAGGACAGCCTCAGTATGAAGCACCAAAGAGTGTCGAAGATCTCGAAAAGTTTAGACAAGAGTATCCTGATTTGTATGAAACGGTTGAAACCGTTGCTCATTTGCAAAGTGAACGGCAAGTAAGTGAACTTCAAGGACAGTTATCTGCAATACAACAACGTGAGGCAGATATAATGCGCCGAGAAGCTGAAACTAGCTTGCGAGATCGTCACCCCGATTTTGAAAATATACGAGGTGACGAGGGCTTTCATACTTGGGCAAAGGAACAGCCGGATGAAATACAAGACTGGGTATATAAAAACCCTAATAATATTGAATTAGCTTCTAAGGCTATTGATCTTTATAAAATGGAAAATGGTGTACAACCTCCTCAATCTCGAAGACAATCACAACGGTCTAAAGAAGGCTCGGCAGCAGATTTAGTTTCGACTAAAACTACAACTGTAGATACTGCACAAGGGTCTAAAATTTGGACTGAACGGGAGATTGCTGCGATGTCTTTAGACGAGTTTGATGCCCATGAAAATGAGATTAATCAAGCACTGACTGAAGGCAGAGTAGTCAAATCATAATTTTTTGTCTAATTTGGAGTAAATAAATATGGCATATAATCAAAGTGACCAATACTTTGAGCCTAGTACAGATACTGACGCTAACTTTGCGAACTCCGTAAGTACTCAGACGAATTCGTTTTTCTTGCCAGCCGTCTATTCTAAGAAAGTTCTAAACTTCTTTAGGAAGGCGTCTGTAATTGAAGCCATTACTAATACTGATTATGCTGGTGAAATTACAGCCTTTGGCGATTCTGTAAAGATCGTTAAAGAGCCTACCATCACCGTATATCAATACGAACGTGGTGCAGATGTAACGCAATCGAAACTGACTGATGCTGAAGTAACGCTGATTGTAGATACGGCTAACGCCTTTAAGTTCAAGGTTGATGATATTGAAGCCTCAATGTCTCATGTGAACTGGCGTGAAGCTGCCTCATCTTCGGCTGCATATGCATTGCGAGATGCATTTGACGAAGGTGTTCTTGCAACGATGTTCAGCGGTGTAGCTGCTTCCAGCCCTAATCATATTTTAGGTTCTGATAGTGCTACTGATCTTGCGGCTGGTACGTTTGATGGCACAGGTAATCTTGACATTGGTTTTGGTTCGTCAGAACATGACCCTATAGATGTTTTAGCACATATGGCCCGTCTTTTAGACGACCAGAATGTTCCTGAAGAAGGTCGCTGGTTCGCAGCCGCACCTGAATTCTATGAGGTTCTATCTGGGACTGCATCCAAACTATTGTCTGTTGACTACAACGCTGGTCAAGGTTCAATAAGAAATGGTCTAGTAACTTCTGGTAAGTTGCGTGGATTTAGTATGTACAAAACGAATAACATTGCGGCAACGTCTAACGCTGCTGGTAAATGTATCGCTGGACATATCAGTTCAACTGCAACGGCTCAGACAATTACGAGTACTGAAGTAATGCGTGATCCTAGTTCCTTTGGCGATATAGTACGAGGGCTTCATGTATTTGGAGCTAAAGTACTTCGTGACGAAGCACTGGTATCTGCATTCTATGGTATCGACTAGTAATTAAAAGAAGAGGAGGGGGGGTCGGATTCGGCTCCCTTTTTTCTTTTTTTTCATTTCAACAATTAAATAAAGGAAAAAAAGTATGTCTATAGTAAATATCAGAGATACGGGCCGCAACTCAGCGAGAACCAGCGATGTTCGGGAACTTGCGACGAAGGTTCAGAAGCCCTCAGATACAGAGGCAATTACAGCGGCAAATACTATTACGGCTGCTGAGTCTGGTACTCGTTTTGTGATGAACACAGCGACTGCTAGAATCCAAACTCTACCAACGCCTGCGGCTGGGCTTGAGTATTGGTTCTATGTCGGTGCTACTGAACCTACAGGTTCTCATACTATTGTGACAGCTTCAAGCGCAAACATTATTGTAGGTAATGTTTCTTCACCTGAAGATGCAGCAGGAAATGTTGCTACTGTTACAGATGCCGATACAATTTCGTTAATAGCTAGTAAGGCTGTTCATGGCGATTATGTTCATGTGTGGTCGGACGGAACGAACTGGTATCTTGATGGCGCATGTAAAGTACAAGACGGTATTACGACGACGCAAGCGAGCTAATAGATGGCTCAATTAGGCTCTGATGAAAAACCTGTAATGTTTAGAAAAGCGATTGTTAGTAAGAATAGTCGCTTCAGGAAGAACTTTGATAAAAAAAAGTATGATAAAAACTATGATCGTATTTTTAATAAAGAAAAGGCTTATTCCGAAGCTATGCAACAAGAGGACTTAGAACCTATTAATGATATGCTAGCCATCCCAACGAAGGCTGGGTGGTAAATAACAACACGTATAACGATAGAAGGTAATAAATGGCAACATTTCTTAATTTAACGAATGAGTTATTAAGAGAATTGAATGAGGTTATATTAACTTCTTCAAACTTTAGTAGTGCTGTTGGTGTACAGCAACATGCTAAGGATTCGGTTAATCGTGCTTATTTAGATATTGTAAATGAAGAACCTCAGTGGCCCTTCTTAGCTACGGCTGAGAGCGGGGCTACTGATCCTATGTATGGTAATGCTTATATAGAAACGGTTGCAGGAACTCGATGGTATGAACTGAAGCCCACAAGTTCTAGTATTACAACCGATTATGGTTCAGTAGACTGGGATAACTTCATGCTAACTACTGTGGGGGTAAGTAATGAGGCCGCTCCTTATACAATAAAAAATCTTAAGTATACGACTACAGAAGAATGGAAGGATTACCTACGGATCTCTGAAAATCAAGATGATGCTAATACGACACAATACGGTGTTCCGAGTCGAGTTATTCGTAGTCCTGATGCTAGAAATTTTGGATTAAGCCCGATACCTGATCAAGTTTATAGGATCTGGTTCTTTGCTTGGGATCTTCCAACAGAGCTAGCTGCTCACGGAGATACTATAGTATTTCCTGATATTTATAGAACAGTTCTTTCAGCTAGAGCAAGATACTATATATGGCAGTTTAAGGATAACCCTCAAGCGGCTGCATTCGCCTTAGATGACTATAAAAAAGGCATTCGTATGATGCGGTCTACTCTACTTGAACCGACACCAAGTTATTTTAAAGACGATAGAATAGGCTTTATTTAACGTGGCAGCCACACAACCGTTTGGTCTTTCTTGTAAAGGAGGTTTAAATACAAACCTCAATCAACTTGCAATGCTTGGGCAGCCTGGACTCGCTACAAAGTTAAAAAACTTTGAAGTCGATCCTGATGGTGGTTATAGGCGTATCAGTGGCTTCTCGCAGTTCGGAGATGGCACAAGACCTAACAGTAGTAATGATATCTTAGGGCTTCATGTTTATGCTGATGGCGTTATTGCTTGTTCAGGAACAAACGCTTATTTCAGTCAAGATGGAGATAGCTGGCTACAAATAAATAAAGCTAGTGTTGCTGCTGGCGGAGATGACTATACTGCCTTTACAGGACGTAGTGCGGCAGCAAGAACTTCACAAGACTTAGCGACCTTCACAACCTACGAAGGTAATACAGACTATGGCGAAGTTATTATTACAGACAGGGGTTCGGGTGTTAAGCCGATGTACTTTAAGATGACAGGCACAGGAAGTGCGTTATCAAGCAGGACTTATTTCTGTAAAGAGATTACGGTAAGCAGCACTGAGTATCCTAAGTTTTGTGTAATACACGATAAACATTTAGTAGTCGCTGGAGCAGCAACATCACCTAATACTGTTTATTACAGCGGTACAAGTGATATAGATGATTTTACGAGTACAGGTTCTGGTAGTATTCTTTTAGATGATAAAGTGGTAGGCATAAAGAGCTTCCGTGAGGACTTAATTATCTTTTGTGCTAACTCGATTTATAAATTACAGAATATAAATAATTCTAGTACTATTGTAGTTACGCCTATCACAGAGAATGTAGGTTGTCTCGATGGTAATAGTATTCAGGAGATTGGTGGTGATCTAGTCTTTTTGAGTCCTGATGGCATCCGTACAGTTGCTGGTACAGCACGTATTGGTGACGTTGAGTTAGGTTCTGTTAGTAGACAAATACAGTCTGTTATTGGAACTTTAGCTGCTTCGATAAACACATTTAGAGTGAGTAGTACAGTATTAAGAAGCAAATCGCAATATCGTTTATTTTATTCAGCAGCGGGAGCGACTTCTTCAACATCAAAAGGAATTATAGGCACTATTACTCCCGAAGGGTTTGAGTGGTCAGAAACATTAGGAATACAGGCTCATGGGTTAGTAGCTGGTTTTAATAAGGATGGTGTAGAAAAAACATATCATGGGGATAAAGATGGTTATATTTATGTACATGATGATGGTGACATATTCACACCAGCAGGAGTAGACACTAATATTGCAGCAGAATATCAAACGCCAAACTTTGATTTTGGGGATATAGGAACAAGAAAGACTTTATTCTATATAAGAATATCTATGTCTCCAGAAGGGGACACATCACCGACACTACGAGTTCGTTATGACTATGAAGATAATAATATACCCCAACCAGAAAATTCTACAATAGATGTACCATTACCTGCAATATTTGGTAATTCAGACAGTACTTTTGGATCAGCAACCTTTGGAGCTAGTAATGACCCAATGGTCAGACATGCTGTACAAGGAAGTGGGCATACATGTAGCTTTAAAATCTTTAGTGACGATCAAAAAGCACCCTATGCAATTAATGGTTTTTATGTAGATTATGCACCGTCAGGCAGGAGATAAATAAATGACGCAGACCTATACACGACAGAGTTCTTTAGCAGATGGGGATACAATCACAGCGGCTCTATTTAATGACGAATACAACCAATTAGTTAATGCTTTCACGTACTCGACTACTTCGTCCTCGACAGGGCATCAGCACGATGGTACGGCGGCGGAGGGCGGTAATGTTCATACGATTGGTGATTTAGATTTCCTTAATAAGATAGTTGCAGATAGTACTAATAATCGTTGGGGAGTCTTTGTAGAAGTCTCTAGTGCCGCCGTAGAACAATTAAGAATTTCTGATGGTGTTATATCCCCCGTAACAGATAATGATATAGATTTAGGCACAAGCTCTCTAGAGTTTAAAGACCTCTTTATAGATGGGACTGCACACATTGATACACTTGACGTAGATGTAAACGGCACAGTAGCAGGAACCTTTGGAGTTACTGGAGCTACTACACTATCTAGTACTCTAGCAGTCACAGGAGCTGTTACAGGTTCAAGTACAGTACAAGGTACTACAATTACAGCAACCACAGCCTTTGTTCCAGATGCTTCCGATGGAGCAGCACTAGGAACAAGCTCATTAGAATTTAGTGATTTATTCCTTGCAGATGGTGCAGTAATAAACTTTGGTGATGACCAAGACGTTTCTCTTACACACGTAGCTGACACAGGATTACTTCTTTCAAGTACTGACCAACTTCAGTTTGGTGATTCAGGTACTTACATTTATCAATCAGCAGATGGTGTCTTAGACTTAGTATCAGATACAGAGATTGAGATCAATGCTACTACTATTGATATAAACGGTAACGTAGATGTATCAGGTACACTAACTGTAGCAGGCGCTGTAGACTTTGGAGATGCTGCACTAAGTAACGTAGGTGCTGTACAATTAGATAGTATAGCAGGTGACGGAGATACTAATACAAGCATTACATTCTCAGGCTCTGATGTCATTACTATAGCTACAGGCGGTTCTGGTAGATTGACAATAGGTGACGGAGCATTATCTCCTGTCACAAATAATCAAATAGATTTAGGTACAAGTTCTTTAGAATTTAAAGATGCGTTTTTTGACGGAACTGTGACAGCAGATGCGTTTGCAGGGCCTTTAACAGGTAATGTTACAGGGAACGCTTCGGGTACAGCTTTGACTGTAACACAAGCAGCACAAACAGCTATTACAAGTGTAGGTACACTAACAGCTTTAACAGTTGATGATGTAGCTATAAACGGTAAAGTCATTACGATGACTGGTGATACTAGTGATACTACAGTAATTACAGCAGGTACAAATGGAACATTAAGTATAGTAACAACTGACGCAGCAGCCGCAGCCGCTAATATTCAAATAACAGCAGACGGTACAGTAGATATTGATTCAGCAGGAGTATTAACTCTAGACTCTGGGGCAGCAATTAATATTGAGCCAGCCGCAGGATCAGCAATTCTATTAGATGGTACGATCAGCGTAGATGCAGGAGTAGTCACGGGTGCAACAAGTATCACATCTACGGCCTTTGTAGGAGCTTTAACAGGTAATGTTACAGGTAATGCTAGTGGCACAGCAGCCACAGTAACAACTGCAGCACAATCAAATATTACAAGTCTTGGAACTCTTACAGCCTTAACAGTAGACAATCTTGGTGTCAATGGTAATACTATTACAGCAAACTCTGGTGCTTTAAATCTTACACCTGCAAGTGGTTCTGCTATCGTTTTAGATGGAACAATCAATGTAGACGCAGGAGTAGTAACAGGTGCAACAAGCGTTACATCAACAGCGTTTGTTGGTGGCTTAACAGGTAATGTTACAGGTAATGCTAGTGGCACAGCAGCCACAGTAACAACCGCTGCTCAAACTAACATTACTAGCCTTGGAACCTTGACAACTCTTACTGTTGATAATGTTATTATTAATGGAACAACTATTGGACACACAGGAGATACAGATTTAATAACAGTAGCTTCAGGAATAGCTACAGTAGCCGGTGAAGTCTCAATGACTACACTGGACATAGGTGGAACAAATGTTACATCTACTGCTGCTGAGTTAAATATCTTAGATGGTGTTACTAGTACTGCTGCCGAGCTTAATGCCTTAGACGGTATTACTGCGGTAGTCGGAGAGCTTAATGCTCTTGACATAGGCAGTACAGCAGTTGGTACGGCAGTGGCTTCTAAAGCAGTTATACTAGATTCTAATAAAGATTATACAGGTGTTAGAAATTTAACAATCTCGGGAGAGTTAGATGCAGCTACACTAGACATTTCAGGTGCAATAGATGTTGCAGGAACAGCTAACCTCGACGTTGTAGACATTGATGGCGCTGTGGATATGGCTAGTACCCTTGCAGTTGCAGGCGTGTTAACAGGCGCTTCTCTTGATATCAGTGGAGACATCGACATTGATGGCACCGCCAACCTAGACATCGTAGACGTGGACGGCGCTGTAAACTTTGCAGCAGACGTAACGTATGCAGATGGTTCAGACATCATCACGGCTTCCGCAGGAACCTCAAACTTCAGAGCAGGCGTCAACGCAGGTAATAGCATTGAGTCTGGCGGAAATTACAATGTGGTTGTGGGCGATGAAGCAGGTACGGCGATTACTACGGGGGATAGGAATGCTGCGGTCGGATATCAGGCGCTAGATGCTACCGATACAGGCAGCCATAACGTGGCTGTGGGTTATCAGGCAGCAACTGCCAATTCAAGCGGTGCCGCACTGATCGCCATCGGAGACAATGCACTAGCAGCAAATACCACGGCGAATTACAACGTGGCGGTTGGAAATGCCGCTCTAAAGACCAATACGACCGGCGCGAACTGCGTAGCCGTAGGGGCAGATTCTCTGGATGCAAACACCACGGGAAGTAACAACACGGCAATAGGCACTGCTGCGCTTTCAACAAATCAAACTGGGATATCTAATCTAGCCGCAGGAACGTATGCTTTACAAGCTAGTACTGCGGCTAATAACGTGGGAATTGGTTATTCCGCAGGATTGGCAGTATCAACAGGCGCTCAAAACACTATTATTGGCACTGTTTGTCACGATAACCTGACAACGGGGTCGTATTGTATAGCCTTGGGGTATAACAATGGGCCAAGTGCTGTTGATGTAGATCAAGAAATCGTTATCGGCAATAGCATCACCGGAGCTGGCACAAATACGGTAAGGATTGGAACGAGCAGCGGCGGAACAGCTACTCTTGGCTTAGATGGTTCAGACACATCATGGGCAGCAGCTTCAGATTCAAGACTTAAAAAGGATGTAGCTGATTCCACTGTCGGTTTATCGTTTTTGAATGATTTGCGACCAATTACGTTCAAATGGCAACATAAGAACGCAGTAGCCGAAGACCTTCCACAGTACGATGCTGATTCTTCAGACCCGATTTTTGGCGAAGGCAAGGCTCATCACGGCTTTATAGCCCAAGAGGTTAAGGCCGTTATTGACGACCATTCTGACGTTCTTGATGGCAACAATATCTGGCATGAAGACCCTGACGGCACACAGCAATTGTCGCAGGGTAATTTAGTGCCGATGCTGGTACGAGCAATCCAAGAACTTTCTGCACAAGTGGAAGAATTAAAAGCCAATCCTAGATGCAAATGTAACGGAGAATAGACACATGGCACAAACAGTAACAGAAGTGCTAACAGCGGCTACCGATTCGGTGACGCTGATTACGGACATCAACAGCAACGGCAGTTCCTCCGATCATGTTCAGGCGGGAGCAACCCAAGCTGAAATCAACGAGCAGGTTCAGCGAAATGTAGATCATCTGTCTATTATTTTGCTCTATGCCCCGGTTGATTCAGATGACGATACGCCCGATGTAGCAGGCTCGCCTGTAAGCAAGACCAGCTACACGGCAGCCATAACGAGGGGCAACGCTTACGTCGCAGCGAATCCTTAATGGGCGATAAGGTAAGAGAAAGCCAGACTAGAGAAAGGGCAGCAGGTATCCTCCTTGCACCATTTCATCCTAACATTAACATATTATCGGAGCACAGAAAAGCATGTCAATAGAAACCGAAGCAACAAAACCTCTAGTGGATGCAATAGCTGTGACGGCAACGGCTTCAACCCTGTTTGGCTGGCTCCCACCGACAGTAGCTCTTCTTACACTATTGTGGACATTAATTAGAATTTATGAGACTGCAACAGTTCAGAAGCTTGTAAAAAAATATAAGGGGCGTATATATAATGCCAAAAATGTATGACGAAGGCTTTCCGTATCCAAAGAGTGGGGTACAGCCTAACAATAGTGATAAACTAAATCCTCCTAATGGGGGGCCAGCAAATATTCCAGGTGGAGTAAACGATATTTATCTGCCTGAAGTTTCAAAAGTAGCTAATACAGATATATATTTGAAACAGAACCAAAGGGTTCCTGGTGGGGCAAACGATATTTATTTGCCAGATAATAAAGCTCTCTAATTATTAGGAAATAGAACCGATGAGTAAGAAACGCAGCAGTCGCAATACTAAAAGCGTCAAGAGATCTCTAGAGCGTAAAAGAGTAAGAGCCGCAGAAGGAGACTATGTTACTGAAAGACATTACTCGCCAACTCCGTGGGGTTCCCCAGACGCCCCCATTTATGACGGTTTGGGGCCGCCTGTGCCTGCGCCGGAACTCGTTACCCAAGCGGATCGCGACCTCCTAGCAGAGCAGGCCAAAGCAGCAGCAGAGCAGGCGAAAAAGGACGAAGACGAAAGGCTTCGATTGAAAGCGATAGCAGACGCCGAAGCAAAAAAGATAGCAGACGCCGAAGCACAAGCTTTGCTGGATGTAAATAAAGAAGGTGCGCCCCGTACACTACAGCCTAAAATGCCTCCTGGTCGCGTACCTGAAATAGAGGCAGCGAAGGCCGGTAAAATTCCTACCGTTATACCAGAAGGCTTTTCTACTACACCACCGGGAGGAGACGGTGTATATACAGCAGTACCCCCTAAAGAGGGCATGATATATGTTTATGGCCCCAATGGAGAACGTATAGAGATTCCTGAAGGTGGCGGCGATGATCCTTCATTCCAAACACAAGAAAAAGGGGAGTTGGGTAAGAGAATAGAACAACTAGACGATTATAAAGATATAAGTCCTCCTCCAGGTGTATCTCCTGAAATAATGGCTGTAGCAACAGGAAAGCTACAAAAAGCTTTTGCTGATGGCAGGATACCGCCAGCAGGCTACCCCGCAGCCTTAGCTAGAGAGCTTATAGCCCTTGAGCCTGCTATTGGTGACAAGCCAGAAGCGGCTATCGTAGACGAGATAAGGGAGCTTACTGAGCAAGCAAGAGCAGCTAAACGTGATCCTGTACAAGAAGAAGCAGCTCGCATGGAGGCTGCCAAGCGCCCTGAAGCAAAAGATTATGCGACGGGAGCTACGACAGACGAAAGATTTACGGTTACTGAGCCAGATGACCCTGATGCACACACACGCACAGGCCAGACTATTGGGCCAGAGGAATTAGCAAGGCTTCGTGAGATCGCTAAGGGGCGTGGTGTCCCGATTGAGGGTTTACCAGAATATAAAAAGGCGGCTGCTCGTGTAGCTCAAACAGGTATAGAAGCCCAGAAAGAGTACGTTCCTAGACTTGGTGAAGCTCCTTCAGAAACTGAAGCTAGAGCAAAAACCTACGGAGCTGATTACACTCCTCAAGGTGGTACTACTGAAATAGATGCTATCCCTGCTTATGCTAAGGCCGCAGCAAGAGAAGCACAGGTAGGTCCAGCAGCACAACGTATAGCAACAGAACTCGGTAGTGCTCCTTCAGCGGACTTAGAAGGCCGTGAAGCTATTACAGGCACTGCACCACAAGGAGATGCTGCACAGATAGGTGGTATTCCTACATTTGAAGCTGCATCTCGTAACGCTGTTACAGGTGAAGATCGTATAGTGGCTGCCGCAGACATGCTGGCTGTTGTTGCTGACATACCTGAAGACGTTACTGCTGCAATCTCTGAATACCCTGCAACTGTACAGGCTCAGATAGATGAAGGCGCTGATCCACAAGTAACAGCGGCAGTAGCAGCTTTACCGCAAGAAGCTCTTGTTTCTGTACAGATGGAGAACCTTTTAGCCGGTATGGAAGAGGGTAATACTCCTGCGTGGGCTAGACCAGCAGTAGCAGCCATAGAGCAGCAGATGGCTCAGAGAGGCTTATCAGTCTCTACAGTAGGCCGTGACGCTTTGTTTAATGCTATTATTCAAAGTGCTCTGCCGATGGCTCAAAGCAATGCACAGGCCCTACAGCAGCGAGCACAGCAAAACCTTAGTAACGAGCAACAGGCTAACTTAGCATCTGCTCAGAATACTATGACTGTACGTATGCAGAACCTTGCTAATCGTCAGACTGCTGCTTCTCAAACGGCTTCTATGGCTCAAGAGATTAAAGTACAGCAAGGCTCTTTTAGCCAACAAGCTACTATTACTACAGCTCAACAAAAACAACAATCTGAGATAGCTACTTTTCAAGCTTCTCAACAGAAAGCACAGCAGGAGTCTGCACAGCGTCAGCAAGCTGCTATAGCTGAATTAAGCACTAACGCTCAGATGGACTTAGCAAACTTGAAAGCTATGAATGCTGCTGGTGCTGATACCATGAATGCAGAGCAGCAAGGGCGTTTAACTAAGTATAATGCTCAAATTGCTAAAGTTATGCGCCAAGCAGATTTAAATCAGGATATGGAAAAGGCTAACCTTCCTCCTGCTTTACAGGTTGAAATGCAACGTGTGTCTGAAATGAATGCGGCCTCTAAAGATACAATGACCGCAGAAAATCAAGAACGCTTAGTAGAGCTTCAAACCCTTATAGACTTCCGAAAAACTGATGCACAGTTTGCTCAACAGATGGATATGGCTAATATGTCCAACGAACAGCAGATGGAACTTGCTATGTTGCAAGACAGATCAGCTACAGATTCTGCAAACTTTACAGCAGACAATCAGTTCAGGATGCAAGAGCTTAATCAAAAAGTAGCTAGATCAGTGCGCCAAGCTGAACTTGATCAACGTATGGAAGAAGTGAATCTTGATTCTAAATTAAGAGTAGAACTATCTGAACTGTCTGAAAGGAATACCACTTCTCGTGCTAACATGACAGCAGATCAACAAATGAGATTAGCAAATCTTAATGTTCTTGTAGATTTCCGTAAAACTAATGCGGCGATGGCGCAGAATATGGACATGGCTAATTTAGGTAATGAGCAACAAATGGAACTCGCAGAACTTTCAGAGAGAGCAGCCACCGATGCTGCTAACTTTACTGAAGATAATAGATTCCGTATGCAGGATCTTAATACGGAAGTTCAAGTTATGTCTCAAAATCAAGCACTTCTGCAACAAGCAGATCTGGCTAATCTGAGCATGGAAGAAAAGGTAAGTTTAGCCAATCTTCATTCTAAAAATCAAGCCGACTCAGAAAGTATGTCGGCTGAGAATGTTGTAGAGCTACAAGTTTATGAAAAGAAAATGCAGGCAGGACAAGTAAATGCACAGCTCGCGCAACAGATGGGGCTTGCTAACCTAAGTAACGAGCAAGCAGCCGCAATGTTTAATGCACAGATTGATGCTAATCTAGATATTAAACAGTTTGACGCTAATCAGCAAGCTCAATTAGCTAATAGTCAGTTTATGCAAAGCATGACCGTAACGGACTTTAACGCAAGACAAACAGCAGCTATGCAGAACGCTACGGCTATGGCGAACCTTGATTTGTCAGCGGTAGATCAAAGAACCAAGTTATCTATTACTAACGCTAATAATTTCTTACAAATGGATATGGCTAATCTAAGTAATGAGCAGCAGGGCAAGGTAATAGATATTCAATTAGCACAGCAACGGCTTCTATCTAATCAGTCTTCTATTAATGCA